TGTTGAGTCACTTCATCAATTATTGGATGCAAGATGTCCCTGACGTGGTGACTGGTTGGAACATTCAACTGTTTGATATTCCATATATCTGCAAGCGCCTCAATCGAGTGCTTGGAGAAAAGTTAATGAAAAGATTCTCCACCTGGGGTTTGGTGACAGAGGGTGAAGTTCATATTAAGGGACGCACTCATACAGTCTTTGATGTTGGTGGATTAACTCAACTTGATTATCTTGATCTGTATAAGAAGTTTACTTATAAAGCACAAGAGTCATATCGTCTTGACTACATAGCAGAGGTGGAGTTAGGTCAAAAGAAACTAGATCACTCTGAGTTTGACACCTTTAAAGATTTCTATACTAAAGGGTGGCAAAAGTTTATTGAATATAATATCGTTGACGTAGAACTTGTTGACCGTCTGGAAGACAAGATGAAATTGATTGAACTTGCATTGACCATGGCATATGATGCTAAGGTAAATTATGCAGATGTATTTTATCAAGTCCGTATGTGGGACAATATTATCTACAATGACCTTAAAAGAAAAAACATTGTTATTCCTCCAAGAGGTAAATCGCAAAAGAATGAAAAATACGCGGGGGCGTATGTTAAGGAACCGATTCCAGGAAAGTATGATTGGGTTGTGTCTTTTGACCTTAACTCTCTCTACCCTCATCTTATTATGCAATACAACATCTCTCCAGAGACCCTCATTGAGGAACGACATCCAACGGCTTCAGTTGATAAAATCCTTGATGAGGAAGTGAACTTTGAACTGTATAAAGACTATGCAGTATGTCCTAATGGCGCAATGTTCCGTAAGGACGTGCGTGGGTTCCTACCTCAGTTAATGGAAAAGATGTATGGAGACCGGGTTGTATTTAAAAAGAAAATGCTAGCGGCAAAACAACAATATGAAAAGACTCCAACTAAAGCACTTGAAAAAGAAATTGCCAGATGCAATAACATCCAAATGGCAAAGAAGATTTCTCTTAACTCTGCTTATGGCGCTATTGGTAATCAATACTTCCGCTATTATAAACTAGCAAATGCTGAGGCTATTACGCTTTCTGGTCAAGTCTCTATTCGCTGGATTGAGAACAAAACCAACCAGTATCTAAATACTTTGTTGAAAACAGAGGATGTTGATTATGTTATCGCATCTGATACTGATTCGATCTATATTAATTTTGGACCTCTTGTTGATAAATTTTTTAGTGCTAAGTCTGGCGACAAAGCAGCGATTGTGGGAATACTTGATAAGATCTGCCAAGAGAAACTTGAACCATTTATCGAATCATCATATGAAAAACTGGCATCGTATGTTAATGCGTATGACCAGAAGATGCAAATGAAGCGTGAGAATATTGCCGACCGTGGTATCTGGACTGCGAAGAAGCGATATATTCTCAATGTGTGGAATAGTGAGGGTGTACAATACACAGAACCCAAACTTAAGATGATGGGCATTGAGGCTGTAAAGTCCTCTACGCCTGCCCCCTGTCGTCGTATGATTAAGGAGGCATTGCAATTGATGATGAGTGGAACTGAGGAGGATGTGATTGACTTTATTGACAAGTCACGAGCAGAGTTTAAGAGTCTGCCACCAGAACAAATTTCATTCCCGCGTTCAGTTTCTGATGTGACTAAGTATAAGGGTTCTTCTACAATCTATATTAAAGGAACTCCAATTCATGTTAGAGGTGCCCTACTTTATAATTACTATCTCAAGGAAAAGAAACTTACTAACAAATACTCACTCATTCAAAATGGTGAGAAGATCAAGTTTTGTTATTTGAAAAAACCAAATCCGATGCATGAGAATGTTATCTCATTCATTCAAGATTTTCCTAAGGAACTTGACATTGACAAATACCTTGATTATGACTTACAATTTGAGAAATCTTTCCTTGAACCACTTAAAATTATCCTAGACTCTATTGGATGGAGTGTAGAGAAAACTATCAACTTAGAACTATTTTTTTCCTAATGGAATTGCCTATTACCGACAAAGAACTTGCTACTATTGTAAGTGCTCTCCGCCTTGGTGGAGATACTTCTTTGTACCAAAAACTGAAGAAAATTAAGGACATTCGTGATGCTAATCCTGGTGGACCTTATAAGAAAATTGCCCGTGAAGAATTTGGATTTGTATTGTAATGGATTTTTTAAAAGAGATTGTAAAAGAGATCGGAGATGACTACACAAGACTCGCAGCAGACATCGACGACTCTGAAAAGTTTGTGGACACGGGTTCGTACATTTTTAACGGACTTGTTTCAGGGTCTATATTTGGCGGTGTATCTGGGAATAAGATTACTGCCATTGCTGGCGAGTCTAGTACTGGAAAAACTTTCTTCTCGCTTGCAGTTGTCAAAAATTTCCTTGATGCTAATCCTGATGGGTATTGTCTATATTTTGACACTGAAGCCGCTGTTAATAAGAGTCTTATCGCAAGTCGGGGTATTGATTTAGATCGCCTTGTTGTGGTCAATGTTGTAACAATCGAAGAGTTTAGATCCAAAGCACTGAAGGCAGTAGATATATACTTAAAAAAACCTGAAGACGAACGCAGACCCTGTATGTTTGTGCTAGACTCTCTTGGTATGCTTTCCACTGAAAAAGAGATCAATGATGCACTAAACGACAAACAAGTTCGCGACATGACCAAATCTCAACTGGTCAAAGGTGCTTTTAGAATGCTCACCTTGAAGTTGGGGCAAGCAAACATTCCACTTCTAGTAACAAACCACACCTACGATGTTATCGGTTCTTATGTCCCAACTAAAGAAATGGGAGGCGGCAGTGGCCTCAAGTACGCCGCGTCTACAATCATTTATCTCAGCAAAAAAAAGGAAAAGGATGGAACGACTGTTGTCGGAAACCTTGTCAAGGCTAAGACTCACAAGTCGCGTTTAAGTAAGGAAAACAAAGATGTCACAATACGCCTGTATTATGATGAGCGTGGTCTTGATCGATATTATGGTCTTCTTGAACTCGGTGAAGTTGGCGGACTTTGGAAGAACGTTGCTGGTAGATATGAGATAGATGGTAAAAAAGTATATGCTAAGGCAATATACAATGATCCAGAACAATACTTCACCTCAGAGGTGATGGAAAAACTAGACCAAATCGCAAAGGAGGAATTCAGCTATGGGTCGTAACACTCGACATAGCGTAGATAAAGGAAAAGAATTTATTGAGTCTGGAATGACCCTAATTACTGACATTGAAAGTGACAAGTACCTTAAACAATCTGAAGATCTTAAAGACCGGAATAAAGGTCAACAAAGTAATTGATCAGTTAAAAAAATATCCACAGGATTGGGATCATCAGAAAAATCTGAAGGATACCCAATCTCTTCTTGATAGAGGGTTTGCTGACTTGCCAGTTAGTGCTCTTCAACTTATAATGGGTGGTGTCAAACACAAAGAAGATTTTGTGGGTGACTCTGAGATCAACGTAAAGACTCCAGCATATGCTCACCATAGTGAGATAAGAAAGATCATACGCAAGCATTTTAAGAAAGCAGAAATTCATAGATGCGGATTTCTTTCTTTACCTGTTGGCGATATTGTTGGTGCCCATATTGATGAGGGAAGTTATTACCTAACCAGAGATAGATATCATCTTTCTATCCTTGGTAGGTATCAGTATTTTTGTGGTGGTGAAAACATTATTGTAGAACCAGGAACATTATTATGGTTTAATAATAAACTGCCTCATGGCACAGTAAATCTGGGAGACGAGACCAGAATAACATTTGTATTTGATATACCACATGGACAAAGTTGAAATTCTAGTTCTGCGTAATCTTCTTTTTAATGAGGAGTATCTTCGCAAAGTAATTCCTTTTATCAAGGCAGATTACTTTGAGGATCCTCATCAAAAAGTTGTGTTTGAGGAAATTTTAAACTTTGTTAATGAATATAATAAAGTAACAACAAAAGAAGTTCTTTATATTGAAGTAGAGAAGCGTCAAGATATTAATGACACTTCTTTTCAGGAGATTACTAAACTGATTAGTTATCTTGAGAATGTACCTACTGATTATGAATGGTTACTCAGCACCACAGAAAACTGGTGTAAGGATCGTGCTATCTATCTTGCATTGATTGAATCTATTGCCTTGGCTGATGGTAAAGATGAATCAAAGGATCGTGGTGCTATCCCTAGTATCCTATCTGATGCATTAGCAGTTTCTTTTGATACTCATATCGGTCATGACTATCTACAAGACTATGAAGAGAGATACGAATCTTATCACCGCAAAGAAGACACAATACCCTTTGATCTTGAATTCTTTGATAAGATCACGAAGGGTGGGTTACCAAACAAGACTCTTAATATTGCGCTTGCTGGCACTGGTGTTGGTAAGTCTTTGTTTATGTGTCATTTTGCCTCTGCTGTTTTACTCCAGGGTAAAAACGTTTTGTATATCACTTGTGAGATGTCTGAAGAAAAGATTGCGGAACGTATCGATGCTAATCTTTTGAATGTAAATATTCAGGAGATTACTGATCTTCCTAAAGTCATGTTTGAGAACAAGGTGACAAACCTTGCTCAGAAGACACAAGGAACTCTTATCATCAAAGAATATCCTACAGCATCTGCACACAGTGGACACTTTAAATCACTTCTTAATGAACTTGCACTTAAGAAGTCATTTAGACCTGATATTATTTTCATTGATTACCTTAATATATGTGCTTCCTCCCGCTATCGCGGAAACAGCAATGTCAATTCATATTCTTATATCAAAGCAATTGCTGAAGAGCTTCGAGGGTTGGCTGTGGAAGCAAACCTCCCTATCGTTTCTGCCACGCAGACCACTCGCTCAGGTTATGGTAGCAGCGATGTTGAGCTCACTGATACTAGTGAGTCCTTTGGGTTGCCTGCTACTGCTGATCTTATGTTTGCCCTTATTT